AACACTACCTGTTGTGATATCCGCCGCTGATAAAACCTTGAGAAATATAGCTCCATTGAAATTTGATCCGGCGAGATTGCTTATAGTAGACCATCCAGCGGGCGCATTATAATTATACCCGTGACCACCGAAGAAAATTACGGTGTCTCCTGCGATGGTCCCGGTAGGCCAAGTGATCGTATATGAAGAAGCGCTTGATGAGCTTATCTTACTAGCCCTGACGACGGGAGTTCCCCCCCCGCCGCCGCCACCGCTTACCGCAACGTTGGCTACTGCAGTAATTCGGCCCTGCTGATCCACCGTGATCTGCGCGACATGCGTGGAGTCGCCATATGTGCCCGGCGTAACCGCCGTATCGGCAAGCCTTACTTGATCGCTGGCGATCGTTAGACCCGTGCCCGTATTGACGTCGAACGTACTATTCGCAGCCAGCGTACCGCCACCACTTAAGCCATTGCCCGCGATCACCGACCTTGCGGTTGCCCAATCATCAATAAGCTGCTGCGCCTGTGCCGCCGTGATCCCGGCGGTTATATCGATCTGCCGCTGCTGCGCCCACTTGATGAAATAGAGCGTCGGGAAGCCGTTGCCGTCAACGATCTGGAAATTCTGAGCGAGTGGCTGGAGGTCACCCGGCATTGTCGTTCATGTCCATGCCGTCGATACGCGTGAACACGCCGTTATCCGTGATCCGGAAGACGCGGCCCGGCGAACTCATCAGGCCGAGCGACAGCCATTCGTATGGGTCTTCTTGCTGGTAATCAGCCGGGACTGTGATCGTGCCCTGATTGTCGAACGTGCGTGCGTCATCGTCGCTCGTTTCCAACGTGACGCCGGGCGTGAAGTCAGTTGCGGTCAGGCCGTAATTATCGCCGGCCAGAAATATCCCGTAGCACGGCACCGAATCGCGACCCCTAAGGGTAACCTCTCCGGTAACGATCCTATCGAACGGGATTTGCTGTGCCGGCGCTTCGCTGTCTGGAGCCTCATCATAGGGCAGAAGCGGATCGAGGAACCAGAGCAGGCCCCACGTATCATCCCCGACGATGACGTTAGACCCATAGTCCGTCGCGAATTTCTGGCCCCCGATCCAGTTCATGCCTGTGTTGGCGCGCCAAAACGGAAGATCAGCCCCGCACCATTCCGACCATTGTTTGGAGAAGGTATCATAGACCAGCGTCGTGAAGTCGCCCAGGCGAAGGACGTAGAAATCGTGCCCGTCCATCGTGTAGGTCCACGCGCGCAATTGAGGTTGCGCAACGCGACCGCGCCACAACACGGTTACATATGCGGCCGATGACCTGACTTCGTTCGATGTCTGCATGAGCGTCGTGACGTAAGCCGACGATGCCAGAACGCCTGTTGTTGGGATATTGTAGAGGACACGCACGAACGCCTGGCTGGCCTGGACAGCGTTTGATGTTCCGGTCAGTGACGTGACATACGCACCAGATGCCCTGACCCCGGCAGTCGCGACCATTTAGACTGTCCGAGACTGCTTGAGCGACGCCGCGTTGAAACCGGTAGGAGTGAAGGGAATGCCGGTCGCGGGGTCTACCTCCATCACGTCCCACCAATAGGTTGGCGCGGTGGTAATGGGGCGATCGGTGCCAAGGCCGGTGCTGGCCCCCGAGACGATGCCCATCTGAGTGTTGCCGTCACCACCGTCGATCTTCCACGAGCGATTGACGAGGACGAGCCCTAGTACACTGGTCGCATCAGCAGGCAGATTGCCTAGACCAAAGACGTTCGACAGAGGGGTAGCGGCGCCGATATATGTCGTATCGACCGGAGGGTTGTTATCAAGAATCGACCATCCAACGGTTCCAGTTGAAGGAACCCACGTCAGGCTAGTGTCAGCGTTTGTGTCGATGTCTGTCATTTGGACAGACCCCAAGAAATCGTTGTTGCGTGTACCAGTCGTATCCCACACCGCAAGGTTCTTGTGAGATGTGCCGATTCCTCCGCTGTAAGATTTACTATAAGCAATTTGAGCAGAGGATGACAACGCGCTAGACTGCGTATTAGCTCCGGAAACCGATAGTACCGATGCTCTATTAACGCGCAGTTCGGCAGCGCCAGTAACGCTATTGACAGTTGGCTTCATCTCAATCCTGTGCCAAGCATTCGCTGTGACAACAGGGACTAGCGTAGTTGCTAGAGGAGTACCGTTTACGCCGCCTCTACGGATGGACATCGCGCCAGTCGTTTCAATTGAAAATGAAACCTGAGCAACGTTGGCGCTATCGCGAAATTCCCAACCTGGCAGGAAGCTTCCAAGCGTCGGAAGTTGGTCGCACCAGATGTTTGTCTGAAAGCCCATCGTGGCCTTCGAACCCCCTGGAAAGGGGAACCGATACAGTTCGTTATAATCCGTGTTCGGAGAGTGATGTAGAACCTTCTGTGTCGAAGTCGGGTCTGGATCGGCGATTAGGGTCGCGTTATGAACTTCGGCATAGATGCCGTTCAGCATCAGCGCCGTGTTGGTGCCATAACGATTCATCGTGTCAGCCCATTGCAGCATCAGACGTCTCCGGAAACCTTGGCCTGATAGGCAATCGCCTCACGAATCCGCTCTTCCACGCTGGGATTGCTGATCCGCTCGATGCCACCGGCAATTTGAAAAACACCGCCGTCAGAATCGACGGTGATCATGCTTTCTTTCACTTGGATCGCCGTTCCTGCCCATGTCCCGCGATCGAACGCGACGCCCTGCATCCGAAGGACGGGACTGTCGGCATTCCCTGTGAAGTACCAGACCTCCGTCGTATTCGAACCCGGCAACCAGAATTGATCGCCGAACACGACAACGGAGAAGATGGGGTCAGGGGCGCGCTCGGCCGTCGCGAAATTGAGCGGGTCGATCGTCGTCTCGCCCGGCTGTATCCAGAAGAACCGACCGTTGACGCCCTCACCCTGAGACGGGATCACCACGACATAAGAGGCAATATACCCGAGCGAGATCACGCCGACGTCATCAGGCGTCTCGACCGTAGTTACAGTGGGAGTTCCGCCCCCGGTCAGCGTTCCAGCGGTCCACGCAATAGAAGCACCCGTCTCCGTGGTGACAATGCCGTTGCCGAGCGCGCCAATCAGGACTGATTGGACTGAAACGAGCGTGGAGGACGCGGCGATCACGACGATATCGGTGTTGATTGTGAGCGCCGTGCTGTAATCCGTGCCGGCCGTTCCCGAAGCGCCCAGCGCAGCGGCGAAATTGGCCCATGAAAATGGATCGCTTGCACCCAAAGCAACCAGCCAAGGATCGGCATTGGTTCCGGCCGGCGCGCCAGCATTCACCGACCCGCTGGTGAACTTGTAATAGGTCGCGTTGATCCGGATTACGTCGTTGTTCGCGGGAGAGCCGCTTACCGTGCCCTTCGCGTAGCCGTTCTCGACATAGACCCAGAGGTTTCGGCCATCGGCGAGGAACATGTATTCGGGCGTGTCACCGATGTTCCCGGTTCCGGCCATGCTGACCGCAGAAGTACCCGGATTGAGGCCAGTCTGAAGGGCCGTGGCAGTGCCATTGCGATCCACGCGCCACCACACGTCATCAGAGACGACGAACGACGCGTCGTTGAAGCTACCAGGCTGCGAATAGATGCCGCGAATAGGACCGTTTCCAACGTACATGAACCGGCGAAGCCCCGGTCGGGACAGAAGCGCAGCTTGCGACGTCTGATCGGCTGGATTCGTCTCGTAATAGCGGTTGACGAACCGTAGTTCTGGCTCCTTGGCAACGCCGCGACGCCAGTCGGATCGACCGAGCGGTATGGCGACCATTAGCCCATCCATCCCAGGCCGGTGTTACGATACGGCCAGTAGAGATTGGCGTTGTAGACCTGTACCGTGGGCCGCAGGACGCCGATATCAGCCGGCGTGACCACCCGCTGCGCATAACGCGCGCGAAGCTGGTTCATCGACCGCTCCATCGCAGTCGCGGTTTCCTGCGTAATTTGGCGTCCGTAACGAGGGTTCAACCGCATCGCGAGCATCGTGATGAACGCGTCGTCATATTCGGGCGGAATGGGCAATTCGCTGTCGGCGGTCAGGCTGTCGATCCTGATCCAGTTGCCCAGATCCGCACGATACAGCCAAGCCCTGCTTTCGCCATCGGTATCGAGGGTGAGGTTTGTTGCGTCCTCGATCCTTCGCCCGTCAGCATCAAGGGTAATCGGATAAGTGGCGAGGTTCTGCCCGACGTCGATCAGCGCGAGACGCGCTCCATCATCCGGTTGCGAGGGCAATATGATCGTTTCGGCCTGGTCATGATGAACGACAAGGCGCACGTTCGAATGCGGTCGCCGCCAGTGAAGCTCGGACCAGAAGGTCGGTCCGCAGAAGGTCACCCCGACGACACCGACTGGCCAATCCGCCAGCTTTTCGCCGACTTCGTAGCCGAACACAGACGCGCCGATCGCGTTGAGCCGCGATAGCGCCTCATTCGACTGTCCCGTCGTCGGCGTGGAGTTAACGCCAA